GTGTCCGTTATTCGGGTATTAACGGACTCCTGTGTCCGTTATTCGGGTATTAACGGACTCCTGTGTCCGTTATTCGGGTTACCCCTTAGTTATTGCACCCATCACCAGATATATTGCCCTTATGTCTTTTATTGGCAAATCTAAGTCGGGGTATATGCGTTTGCCGCGTCCGTTGGTGGCCGTATTGAGTGCGGACAGCCTAACGCGCGTATTATCCTCCGACGGATAGGCTAGCCGTATGGTCCTAGTGTCCGCCGTAATGATTAGATACTTGCCACCTGCCATCATCGCCCCAGCGGTGGGCAGTACGAAGATTGTATCACCAGATGCGTACTTCGGTGCTGCATCCTCGCTGTGGTATTCGATGCCGACACACCCAGCGAAGTACGGCACGGACACGTGGCCGATAGTTGGGTAGTTGTCGGGGGTGAGTTCCGCTCCCCTATCCGCCTGCGCGTACACGTTGAGGATGGGTTGCGCATCGCGCCGTGCGCCGATACCGAAGAGGTCACGCCCCACTATGGCCGTTATCTCGTAGAGGTAGGCTTCTTTGAAATTCTTAGCTAAGAACCGCGTGTTAAGCCCTTGGCGCGATATTCCAAGCCGTTCGGCCAACCATGTTAAGTTTACTTTGTTCGATAACAGAGCTTCTCTAACTTCTTTCCCTGTCATAATCTCGTTATTTTGTCAATCGGTCGAGCATTGTCGTTAACTGCTGTATCTGCTGTTGTGAGGTGGCTACTACATCTATCAAGTGCGACTTCTGCTGCTGTGATGTGTCCAGCTCCTTGGTGAGCGTGGCTACTGTCTCTGTTAGCGTCGTAATGGTGTCCTTGCGCGTTTCATTGTCATAGCCTGTGTAATTGTATTGCGTGCCGATACTGTCGCCGTCAACGCTGTTCTTTGTGCCGACGGACACAGCCCCAGATGCGGTAGCAATGGCCTGCATTCCTGATGCGGTAATCTGTGTTAAGTTTACTTCATCAAAGAAATAACCGACAGGAACGCGATAGAAAGCGGCTATTCTCTCTAACAAATCAACTTTACATGTACTACCCTTGTATATCAAGTTGTACAAACTTTGATAAGTTGTACCCATTTGCTTTGCATCTCCGTATTTATCAGGACTTTTCTCGAATAATGCTTTTAATTTTTCAATGTTCATATAAAGCGCACTTTATTAATAAACGTTAAATTCTAGCAGATTTTATAAAGTTTACTTGTTTGTTTAACAAGTTCTATTTAACTTTGCATCATAAATTAGAAACAAAGATACAAATAAAGTTTCAAAACGCACAAATATTTGTGCAAAAATAAGAACCGCATGTGCGGTGGTTCCCCTGCCTGATGGGGCTGTAAGGTTCACGGAGGTTTTCCGAACATAGAACCGATGCAGAGGCCAATCGTAGAAGCAAGCAGCCCCTTGGGGTCGAGGCAAGCAGCGAGGAAAAAAGTGATAAGCTAAGAAAAGAAACAATGCTTTTTCAATTGATAGACAGGCGTCGTCGTATTCGGCAGCATATCGGTGAACAATAATAGTCGAGAACAAACCTTCATTGGTTAGCCTGTCACGAACTGGAATAAAATAAAGATGATGGAACAAGAAGAAAAAGAGTATTTGAAATCGTTGAAAAAGCCAATTTTAAACGTCCTTCGATTTATGGAGGTTGGAGATGTAGAAGCGTGGCCAATGCGCCGTGTGGACTCTGTAAGAAATACAATTCATAAACTGCTAAGACAAATGGAGAAAGAGGGTAAAAGTCTTTCTTTTACAACGAAATGGGCAGGGAATGAAATTGTAGTAGAGAGGGTGAAATAATGCAAGAGCAAGAACTTCAGAATTTACGGTATAACACCATAATGCGCGTTATGAACCGTGAGGAGTTAAGCCAGAACCAAGCTGCTCGAATTGTGGGTGGCAAGATGAGGCTTGAACATTTGATCAGGGCTGGTAAGGTTCGCGCCACAAAAGGGAACGACACCGCCCAAAATGGCCGTTGGCGGATAAACGCCGCGGACGTGTTGAGAAATGCGCGTGCAGATTGATTAATACACGAAAAATAGTAAAAAAATGAATAGTAAAAAAATATTAGGTAGCTGGCTCGATGGCCGTAGTATGTTCTTTTCAAGAATAACAGGCGAGCGCATAACAAGGCGTGATGTTATCTTAACACACACCATCGTTATAGGTATGATGGTGGGCGGACTGATTGTTGAGCATCATCCGCTTGTGTCGCTCGTGGCTGTGGTCGTTGTGGCTTTAAGTGTGAAGAGATTGAGTAAGGGTTGACACATAAGTTGGTAGAATTTAAGTTATTTAGTTTTATTTTTTTTGATTAGTGCAGCAGGAGTGCGGACAAGTGATTGTCTTGGTGGTTCAATTCCACCGCGCTAACAAATGGTATTAGGATTATTTAGTTTAGGTTAATATTATAAGAATAGTTGATAGTTTTTGTTTGCGCGTCGTGTCGTGAGATATGTCGCGCTTTTTTATGGACATCTAGCTGTTCGCGAATGGTAGCGCGAAGCACTTAATGCATGGTGGTGCATAGGCCGATGTGGTTCAATTCCATAATGTCCACTTAAACCCAAAATAAAAACTTATGGTATATGAATTTAGAACTTTGCGTGCCGACGAAATAGAGTGTCGCGTCGGCACTGTTACGGATAAGGGCGTTAGTCTTCTGATGTACAAAGATGCGCGTGTAGACATGCGCTTACTCGATGAGGTGGTGGGCGCAGAGAATTGGCAGCGTAAACACGAGCTTATCGACGGCCAACTCTTCTGTACTGTCTCAATAAGGAACGAGAAGGGCGAGTGGGTCGGCAAACAAGATGTCGGCACAGAAAGCAACACCGAGAAAGAGAAAGGACGTGCATCTGATGCGTTTAAACGCGCGTGCTTTAATTGGGGAGTAGGACGCGAGCTGTACTCTTGTCCATTTGTTTGGGTTAACCTTAACCCAAATGAGTGGAAAGCGAACGCATACGGCAAGAGCCAACCGCGCGTGAAGTTTCACGTGAGCGATATAGCCTATGACGACAACAGGAACGTGTCGCGCCTTGTCATTATGGATGATAAGGGGACTGTACGATTTTCGTTTGGGTCTGTACAGCCTCAACAGCCCCAACAACCCCAAATGACACAACAGGCACAGCCACCGCAGAACACCCAACCGCAGGCGCAAAAAAAAAACGTTGACTATGAAAAGTTAAGGGGTGTATTGGCGCAAGTCGATAAGGCCAAGACGCGAAAAGAACTAATTGCTATTTATAATGCAAATCTAGAACTGGGAGGATGCAAGCAGTTTATCGATGCTTGTATTGCTAAGCAGGCTGAATTTAATGAACAATAAAAATGGATAAATCAGAATTGAAGAGAAGCGCGGTAGTATTCGACCCTACCGCGCACACCTACACGCTAGGAGATAAGAAGTTGGGGGGCGTTACGGCCATCGTAAAGTGGTTATTCCCCGACACGTATAAGGACATACCAGCGCACATCCTTAACGCGGCCGCCGAGCATGGTTCACTTGTTCACGCTAAATGTGAGCTATACGACGCTATGGGCGTGGGCGACGATATGGAGGAGGTGCAGGGTTACATCCGCCTTTTGACGGATGCAGGCTTGAAAACCCTAGAAAGCGAGTATCTTGTCGATGATGGTGCGGCTATTGCATCGAGCATAGACAAGGTATTCGAGCCTGACGACAACGGCCTGTATACGTTGGGCGACATCAAATGCACGTCAAAGATACACGTGCAGAACGTCACCCTACAACTAAGCATATACGCCGCATTGTTCGAGAAGAACAACCGCGGTAAGAAGGTTGGCAAGCTGTATGTAATATGGCTACCAAAAGCGCAGTATGGTAAACCGCAGCTTATGGAATTGGAGCGCATTCCAAAGGCGGCATGTACCGCCATCATGAAGGCTTATCTGGCAGGTGAAGACCCAACGCCATTGCGCGAGAAGTACTTCCTCGAAGATGACGGGCTAAAAGAAGAGCCGCTGCCAGATGATTGTACGGATATGGAACAGGAACTCGCCAATATCGAGGTTAGCATTAAGACGCTAAGCGAACGTAAGGACGAGATTAAGGCTAAGCTGTACGAGCGTATGGTGTCCGACGGCGTTAAGAAATGGACAGGCGGCGCGCTTGTCCTGACGCGCAAGGCGGACAGCACGCAAGAGCGTGTGGACAGCACTAAGCTGAAAGCGTCTTATCCAGATGCTTTCGAGGCATGTAAAAAGGTCGTTAGCGTCAAAGGCAGCCTAGTGGTTAAGGCGGTAGAGGAAGAAAAAAACTAAACTTACAATTATGAGTAAGACTATTAACAAGGCGTTTATTGTCGGCTATGCTGGCAGTGACGCAGAACAGCGCACAACGCAGAACGGCGTTAAGTACGCGCGTGTGTCGCTATCGACCTCGTACGGAGGTTACAAAAAACAGGACGGCACGGACGTGCCAGAGTGTACGCAATGGCATCATTGCGTTGCGTGGAACAATATTGCCGATACGATGGGCAAGTACCTTAAAAAAGGAATGAAGTGTGCCGTTACTGGCCGTATAGAATACGGCTCGTATAAGAACGCACAGGGTGTGGACATCCCCACCACGGATATAGTGGTCGAGGAACTGACGCTGATGAGCCAACCCCAAGCGCAAGGGGTGCAGCCTCAACAACAAACCCAGCCACAACAGCCCCAAGCGCAGCAGACACAACAACCGCAGCAATACGGCGGTTATCAACAACAGGGGCAACAATACGGCGACTATCAACAGGCCGCGCAGCAGTTTCCGCCGAACGTGAATGAAAACGGTTTGCCATTCTGATTATGAAAAGTGTGCTTATGGAGAAGAGGGACGGCAAGGTATCGTTAGATACCGACTTGGAGGCCCTCTTCTCTATGCTTCGTAACGGCCGTTACATCATCAGCGTTAAGCGTGCCAGTGAGCGGCGCACGATAGCGCAGAACGACCTCATGTGGTCGTGGTTCTCGTGCATTGAAGAAGAAACAGGCACGGCCAAGAATGACGTGTATATGTATTATTGCAAGAGGTTCTTGTGTAAGGTCGTGAGTGTGGGTGAGCGTATGGAGAAGATATATCAAACATCGTCAATGCTCAATACTGTACAGATGGCCGATTTCTTGAAGAAGATACAGGCGGATGCCGCGACCGAGCTGGGAATAACGTTACCTATTCCCGAAGACAGATACTTTGAAGATTTTTACAATAAATTTAAAAGCTAGAAAATATGAATTTAAAAAAAATAGGCATAACGGACATCCATACCCTTAACGCCACGTATACGAATACTGATGGCGATACCATTACGTTGTCGGGGGGTAATGCTGTTCACCCTGATGTATTAAACGCGTTCCGCGCATTAATACCACACCTGGCGTTATTGACCGAACAGCGCGAGGCGTTTAATAAGACATTGTTCGCTTTGGAGGAAGAAGATGGCAATAATGATGAGGATAACGTGTATAAACGTATCGGTGTTACGAGTGTAACGATATGTCAGGGAGATGTTATCTTGTTCGGCCAGCGCGTAACCGATAACGGCGAAGTTATTAAGCTTGTCAGCCCCAAGGTTAACTTGGAGGGAGGTTTATATGAATACAAAAACTCTTTGTCCTTAGCGGTCGATGGCCTGAAGTATGAGGCTAAGCTGTATATCACTAAAAAAAATACAAGTACATACAGACCCAACTAGAATTTGCCGAGGGCGAGACAAAGACGAATGATGAAGACCCATTTAATGGCGTGCAGCCAGACGAGGTGCCGCGCGTTAGTGTCGAGTTCGCATCAAGTCTTCCACATGTCGAAGAAAATAAACCGAAGAATTGTCGAAAGGCAAAGGTAGTTAAAATGAATTGATATGACTAATGTGATGCGCTACGTGCGCACTCCTAACTGCTATAAGGTGTTGTTCTCGTACCATCCGAAGCTTGTCGAGTGCGTCAAGCGCATTCCATCTGTGCATTACAAGTGCACAGATGGTGAGAAATTTTGGGAGGTTCACCCCGATTTCGAGAAATACCTACACCTCATGGCGGATTGGGCTAAGCGGAATGGTTATGTCAGCGGCGTGTGCTGGGAGAAGGACGAAGAGCCTATCGAGAGTTACGAAGTGCATCCACTTCCTGACCTCGACGTACCGCACAACATGACATTAGAGCCGTACGAATACCAGCGGCAGGGCATCGCCTACGCCCTGGAACACAAGCGGTGTATTATGGGCGATGAACCAGGCCTTGGCAAGACTGCACAGGCCATCGGCACACTTACGGCGAGTGGTGCATGGCCTGCCTTGGTTATATGCCCCACGGCGTTGAAGGTGAACTGGCAGCGCGAGTTTATGAAGTTCGGCGGAGTGCAGGCCGTCATTCTCGACGACAAGAACAAGGCTACCTGGCATAGTTTCTGGCACACGATTAACCAGAAAGGCGAGCCACTGGCAAAGGCGTTTATCGTCAATTACGAGAGTTTGAAGAAATTCTTTGTAACGAAGATGAGCGATAGCCCGCGGTTTCAGATGCGCGGCGTACATTTTGACGAGCGTATAAATCTGTTTCGCGCCGTCGTTATCGACGAGTTCCACAAGTGCAAGAGCAGCAGAACTCAGCAGGCCAAGTTCGTTAAGGCGATATGCCAGGGCAAGGAGTATGTGTTGGGCTTGACTGGTACGCCAGTGGTTAACAATAACTTCGACCTCATTATGCCTCTTAACATCATGGGGAGGCTAGAAGACTTCGGAGGTTATAACCGATTTGTCGAGCGTTATTGTGGCGGCAATAATGGAGCTAGCCACGTTAAGGAGTTGAACTTTTTGCTCAATAAGTGGTGCTTTTTTCGCAGGCAAAAAAAAGACGTATTGAAGTGGCTGCCAGACAAAACGCGCACTTATCTGAATGTGGACATTGATACGCGTAAGGAGTACGCCGAGGCACAGCGCGATATGATAACCTACTTACGCGAGTATCGCAATGCGGACGATGCCAAGCTGGAGCGTGCATTACGCGGTGAAGTGATGGTTAAGATGGGATTGCTTAAACAAATCTCTGCCAAAGGTAAGATAAAGGCCGCCACGGAGATTATCCACAATACAATTGACGGCGGCGACAAGCTTATTGTATTCTGTTTCTTAAAGCAGGTCGTGGCAGACTTGAAGGCCGAGTTTCCCGACGCGGTGACGGTCACTGGCGAGGACGACGACAAGGCCAAGCAGCGCAGCGTAGATGCTTTCCAAAACGACGACAACACGCGGCTAATCATTCTTAACTATCGAAGTGGTGGTACTGGGTTGACGTTAACGGCCGCGTCTAACGTGTTGTTTGTTGAGTTCCCCTGGACGTATTCCGATTGCTGCCAGGCAGAGGATAGGGCGCACCGCAATGGCCAGAAGAACGCGGTAACGTGTACTTATCTGCTTGGCAGCAATACGATAGACGAGTATATGTATAATATCATTCAAACGAAAAAGGACATAGCTAACGGCGTAACTGGCACTATCGAGGACATCGAGGAGCGTAAGGTATCGATGCAGCAGATGGTGATGGACGCGGCATTGGACATGTTCAAAGGTCAGTATTAAGAAGTTATGAAGTTAACCGAGAGCCAAATTCAAAAACAATGCGTGGCGTGGTTTCGCTTGCGTTTTCCAAGCATCGAACCGCTGTTTTTCAGTGTCCCAAATGGTGGGGCGCGCAACGTGTGGACGGGGCGCATAATGCGTGAAGAAGGAGCGCGCGCTGGCGTGGCCGACCTCATATTGTTAATACCGAAGGGCGGTTATGCATCATTGTGTATTGAAATGAAGACGGCCAAGGGTAAGCAATCGGACGCGCAGATAGTGTTCATGGAACTTGCGAGGAAGATGCGCAATAAGTATGTTATATGTCGCTCGTTTGACGATTTTCAAAAAGAGGTTAACGAATATCTAGGGCTATGAGTTACGGCGACTATATCGAGGACTTTTGGTCGAATGTTGACACGTTCGGGCTGGATGCAGGGCAGACCGCATTTTGGTTCGCCTTGTTTACCCTTTTCGGCCGCGCCGACTTTCCCGAACGCCTGCCAGTGGACAATGCCACGTTATGCGGCATGCTTGGCGCGGATGAGCGCAGTGTGCGCCGCTGGCGCGATAGTCTGGCGGACAAGGGCGTTATCGGTTGTGAAAGGGGGGCAGGGAGAAAGCCTCCGACGTACATAATCGACAGGACCAAGATACAGCCGCGCGACCCTAAGCCAGATGTGGAGAAGTCCGTAAACAAAGGGGTTGAGGACTGGGCCAAGCCTCAACCGAAAGAAGAGAAATCAAAGCCAAAGCCAAAACCGAAGTCCAGGCGTAGGCCGAAGACCGAACAGGATGGCCAGATACTCATTCCGTTCAAGGAAGAGAAACGGCCGAAGGTGGTAAGGCAAGAACCACCTTCCCCGACATTCGAGGAGGTGGAGCGACTGTTCGCCATGAACGGACGGACGGCGGATGAGGCTAAGGAGTTTTTTTATTATTACGATGCCCAAGGCTGGCTAACGTCGTCAGGGCAGAGGATAAAGAATGTAGACAGCATGGTTAACCGCTGGCTGACAAATGGAAAGAGAAAACTAACACAAGCAAAAACGCGATATGGAGATAATACAGAGCTTGACAAACGGCGCGAAAGAAATATCCAGGCCGCGCAATACATCATATCTTCATTTGAAGAAGAGTAAGGCTGAGTGTTTGGCATTCTTGCAGAGGTGGGGCGCTAGCAAACAGCTGGAACTTACCGCCGACCCCACACAGTGTTGTATGGGCGGAACGCCGACACTAACGCAGGTGAGCAATGTTTATGGCAATCGATTGGCAGTCAATTGGTTAATATCAATGCTTACAAATTTTCAAAATACGGTAGGCATAAAGGAAGATAATAAGCTAGATATTAATGCATTGGCCGAGATTAGCGAGATGTTGTACAACAAGTATAAATATCTGAAATTGGCCGAGTTCATGCTGTTCTTTCAACGTATGAAGTTCGGCGATTATGGCAAGGTGTACGGCAGCATTGACTTCGCCTATATTGCGCGTGCATTACGTCAGTTCTGTGAAGATAGGGCGCTGATAATTGACCGCGAGCTGCAACGAAGACGCGAGGAGGAGTACCGCGAGAGTTTGGCGCGGTCAGTATCGCGCGAGGAGTACGAGCGTATGGTGGCCGATGGGTGGAAACCGAAAGAGGAGGATAGGTTATGATATACGGCTATATACGTGTAAGCAGTGACAAGCAAACAGTGGAGAACCAGCGGTTTGAAATAAACAATTTTTGTAAACGAAATGATATGCTGGTGGATGGCTGGATAGCTGAAACCATCAGTGGAACGAAATCATACAGCAAACGCGAGCTGGGGAAATTGCTTAAACATATCCAAAAGAACGACCTTATCATCTGCGCAGAGTTGTCTCGCCTTGGACGTAACTTGTTCATGATTATGGAGATATTAAACATCTGCATGACTAAGGAATGTAGAGTTTGGACTATCAAAGATAACTATCGTCTTGGCGATGATATTCAGAGCAAGGTATTAGCCTTTGCTTTCGGACTATCGGCAGAGATTGAGCGTAACCTTATCAGCCAACGCACAAAAGAGGCATTGGCGAGGAAGAAAGCCGAGGGTATTGTCCTTGGCCGCCCAAAAGGGGCGAGAACAAGTCCCGAAAGGAGAAAGCTGCACAGCAAACGCGAGCTTATACGCGAGTTATTAACCGAAAAGGTTTCACAACGCCAAATAGCCAAAATCTGCAAGTGTGACAGGAATACGCTTGCGCGGTACATAATACAGGAGGACTTACGGAATGAAAGGGTTATGGAAACAATGGAATGAGGCGATGCTTGAAGTAGGCATGCCAGCCATACAGAAAGACACATGTGCGCGGATATTCGCAGTAATCTACGTGCATGGGAATAACGAGGCATTCACATCGAATGAGCGGCTTTTAGCCGACATCGGATACATACAGAAGAGGTTTCGTGTTAGCGGAGGTGAAGTTCCTGACATAGACTTCGCAATGCTGGTTCGTAGATATGTCCGTGAGCTAGAAGACTATGAGCGCGAGCATGTCAACGAGCGACCTACAACTGCGCTGTTTGCCTCTCACATACCACAGTGGGCGCGAGACATTTTTATGGATAGATATAGCATTAAGCTGATTAATTAACAGCACTATGTACTTCGTCACGATATATTACCGCAGCCGCGATATGGATGCCATACGCACCATACGTGAGCGGTTCGGATTTGAACAGGCCATGACGATAAACGGCACGTGGCCAGTGATGGTGCGGCATGAGGACTGGCAATTACTTTGCGAATGCGAGAAGCGCGGTTTTATTGACATTAGATTATTAGTAAACCAAAACAAAATGAAAGCAAGTGAACTATTTATAAATACTATTTCGGACTTTCTGAAGTCCGAATGCGAGAAAGATAAGCATTTTGCTGCAAAGATGGCGGCGCATCCAGAGAAAACGCCAGAGGCCGTGTGTAACTACATCATGGCCGAGGTGAGCAAGTCTGGTCGGTGCGGCTTTGACGATGCCGAGATATACGGCATGGCGCGCCACTTCATTGACGAGAAAGAGCTGCAAGACCCTGGGAGTGATGCGAACAACGTTAGCATGGTTGTCGTCAATACTTCTGCGGACCTGTCCGAGGAGGATGAGGCCAAGATACGCGAAGAGGCGGTGCGACGTCAGCAACAGGTCTTGGAAGAAAAACGGAAAGCCGACGAAGTAAAAAAAGCCAAGCAGGAGAAGGAGCGCGAGGAACGGCGGATCGCCAAGCTGCGCGAGAAACGCGAGAAAGAGAACGCAATGCAATTGGACTTATTCGGCTGATAGTTGGCCACAAAAGGAAAAGGAATAATGAAACCGAAGACGAGAATACAACGCGAAGTATTGGCATTGTCTAGCGAATTACCGCCGATTAGCGATGCAGCCACACGCTGGGCGAAAAGTAGACCATTCCGCCATAAAGGTCTTATTCAACGCATGCAGCATTCGACAGAAGACGGCCTCGTGCGCTGTCAATGCTGTGGTCATACGTACATATTGAAAGACGGCATTAAGAATATGGGGCGCGTAACCACTTCAAAATGCCCAAAATGTGGCATTGTATTATACCTGTCGCCAGTCGCCAGACTATCTAAGACAACAGATGCAGCACTATGCACTGTCGTGCAATCGTATAAGGGTTGGCAAGTATTCCGCACTGTGCAGTCGGAGCGTGAAAATAACATTTCAAAAGAAACGGAATATCGAATTATAGAGGTATTCCAAAATTGGATAGCGGAGGACGGCAAGGAAGTCGTCGTCGGTCACGGCTGTGCGCGTGGCTTCAATTACTTTCATTGGAAATTCGACGAGCCAATGAGCATTAGGCAGCACAACGGAGGATGTAATGGCGCGTACGTATATGATGATGTCTACTCTGTTTATGGGAATTATCTATATCCGCGTATGTCTTTTACGCAAATACTTCGGCGTAATGGAATATCGGCCACACTGATGCGGTCTAGGGATGCCGACCCGTTGGCGTTGACTAAGAGACTGCTTACCGACCCATTCGTGGAGGAACTTGTTAAGTGCGGACAGCACGCCGTCTTACTACACTGGCTGAATAGTGGGGGCAGAATAGCCGACAGAACGAGCTGGCAGCATGCCATACGGATATGCGTGCGCAATGGCTATGTTGTGCGAGACGCTGACCTGTGGTTCGACATGTTGGATGCGTGCAGGCAATTGGGACTTGACACGCACAGTCCAAAGTATGTGTGTCCCAGTGACGTGTGGAGTATGCATGATAAAATAATGGCGCGCATTGCTAAGGCGCGAGAGAAACGAGAATTGGAAGAGAAACGTAAGGAATTGAACGTATTTGAAAAAGGCTACAAAAAGCGCATGAGCAAGTATTTCGGTTTATCCTATTCGAGTAACGGTGTTAGCATCGAGCCGCTGCGGTCTGTACACGAGTTTATGGAAGAGGGAGAGGCAATGCACCATTGTGTGTGTGATATGGGCTATTACGATGCCAAACGCCATCCAAACAGCCTCATCCTATCCGCACGTGATGCGGACAGCGGAGAACGTATCGAGACGATAGAGGTCAACACGAAGGTCTGGCAGGTAGTCCAATCGCGTGGAGTGTGTAATAGTGATAGCGCCAGGCACGCCGAGATATTGCAGATGATGGAAGATTTCATGCAGCAGATACGTGCCGTGGCAATTACTGGATAAACGAAAAAAATAATAGAAATGCAAATAAGATACAGATTAGTAGATACGGCCAATAATATTGGCTTAGGCATCTTCTATACACGCGAACAGGCGCAGGAGCGTGTCGTTGAGTATTGCGTGCAAAATGTGCGTCTTACCATATTCGACTTTAAGCTTGTTAAGGTCGACTTGTCGGAATGGCAGAATATAATTACGTTTGATGATGCGCTGGAAATGCTGTATCTTCGTAACCCCAACCATCCGTATAGGATGGCTTACCTGGATATGATGGGGTATAATTTGAAGGAGGTAGATGCGTACGACGAATTTATCGAGAATATCGGCCATGACGTGTTGGCCTACATCAAGTTGCGAATTATTACCGCAGCCATAAACGGCGATTGGCAGGCCGACTTCGGCGAGAATAACGTGCGCTACTATCCTACGGCGTACATCTATCCGCAGGAGGAATACGAGAAGATAGTTTTTGACAAGGCGGACTTGGTGGTTGATAACATCTATAATAATAAATGTTTCGCGATAATCGAGCCGAACAAGTGCAGCGGTACGCACACCATTCCCGATACCTTGGCATTCGCCAGTCACGAGCAGGCGGTGTGCGCAATATCGAAGTTCAAAGACTTGTACGCCGATTATTTTTTCGGCAGAAAATAATAGCTTATCACTCATATAATTCTGTTAGGGGGCGCGTGGCCGTGAGGCCGTGTGTCCCCGTTTTTTTTTGTTTTATTCAGCCGAAAAACGCCGTTTAAATGTTAGTTGTATGTTAAATGTGTCCGACACTTAACAGCCTCTACGAAATAGCGGAGGCGTTGGGGTGTGACATTACCGACCTATTCCGCGAACCGCGGTCAAGATGAGGCCAAGGTACAGCGAATAACAGCCAACGGGAGGGAGTTTTCTCTCCCGTTTTTTTTTGTGTCAAAATACCAAGAAAACGCTTGCCCTTCTGCAACAAATTACGTAACTTTGTAAGCGGTAGTAACTTACAAATGTAGTTGTTTAACCAAAGGCGGATAATGTTATACAAAACAGATAAAAAAATAAAATTGGGGACGGTAGAATTAGAACAATTCACTAATGAGCTTGCCGAAATAGACAGAATAGCCAAGCTTATGTGCGACATAGACAATATGCCAAAAAATTACATGGTGCAAAAGAAAGCTATTAGGTCAATGCCATTGTACGACTTGCCCCCATTTTACCCTTGCAATGATGGGAAGTACAGATACCCGTGCAGCGATGGGAAGTGGAGGACTTACGATGAGATAGTCAAGGAGGCAGCCCACGCCCAACGTCAAGGAATGCCAGCCCTACCAATATACGCCAGGCAAAGCCAACCGCCAGTCACTCGCAGCATCGTCTCCAGGATAAGGGCAGCCGTAGCCAAGGCATTGGGTATGGGCAGAGGAGGAAGAGAGAGGAAAGGGGAAAGGGAATAAGGGATAAAAAACGTTTTTAAATGACACTTTAAACACGAAAAAAGAATGAACTACACAGACAAGGATAGAGAGCGCATGTTCAGGAAGGCGGTTAGCGCTATTAAGAAAAGCGGTGACATCCTCTTCATTGAGGACGTACGTGTGTGCCTGGGCGTCACGCGCGCAACACTATACCGATGGTGGCCGAAGAGTTCGCCAGAATACGAGCGGATATTCGAGCTTATCGAGGACAATAGAATAAACAAAAAAAAGGAGATACGCAAGCAGCTGGGCAAGAGCAATAAGGCAGCCGAGCTGCTAAGCCTGTATCGTATGATAGCCACGGAAGAGGAGCGGCGCGCTATTAATCAGACATACGTTGATGTCAAGGCGGATGTTGAGGGGCGCATAGAAATCGGCTTTGTTGAGGCTGCGGTATCACCAGCAGAGGACGAAGAGAGTGTTGAATTATGATGCCATTCAAGGTCATAGGGCAATTGTTTCGCGCGAACACCGAAGAGGGAATGCGCACGTACATCAATCAGGGCGGCACCAGTAGCGGTAAGACATATACCATCGTGCAGGTGCTTATATACTACGCCCTGGTAGATGCTGGCTGTGTCATTACCATTGTCGGGCAGGACTTGCCTAACTTGAAGGTTGGTGCGCTGCGCGATTTCAAAACCATACTGGCTAAGAGTGAATGGCTTTATAATCAATTCAAGATAAACGAGAGCGACCACTTCGCGCTATGCGGTAACGGCTCGATAATAGAGTTCAAGAGCTACAAGGACGCGCAGGATGCCAAGAATGGTAAGCGCGATTACCTGTTCATTAATGAGGCCAACGGCGTGCCGTACGACATATATTGGCAATTGCAGATAAGAACGCGTAAGCGTGTCTACATCGACTACAACCCCACGGCTCGTTTTTGGGCGCACAACGACGTGAAAGGCGGAAAGGCCGTTAAGACAATCATAAGCGACCATCGTGGTAACCCATTCTTGACTGACGATGAGCATGCACGAATAGAGGGGATTGTGGACCCTGAATTGTGGAAAGTGTATGCGCGCGGTCTTACTGGTAAACTCACTGGCGTGATATTCCCAAACATCAATATTGTTGACGAGATGCCGAGCCGTGACAGCTGGAAGATAGAGGGCTACGGCCTTGACTTCGGTTTTACAAATGACCCAACCGCGCTAACGCATAACGTTATTGCGCATGGCGAGTTATGGACGGACGAGGTTATCTACGAGTGTGGGCTGACTAACCCCGATATTGCCAAGAAGGCGAGGGACTACGGCATAACGCGACGCGACCTCATAGTGGCGGACAGTGCAGAGCCGAAGAGCATTGCGGAACTGAACAACCTAGGGTTGTGGGTCATTCCTGCGCCGAAAGGCAAGGACAGCATCAGCACGGGAATTAGCATATTGAAGTGCTATAAGTGGAATGTTACGCGACGTTCGTTGGGTCTTATCGAGGAACGCGACAACTACAAGTGGAAGGTCGACAGGTACGGCAAGGAAACCAACACGCCGATAGACAAGTACAACCACGCCATCGATGCGGTGCGCTACTTCGCGTTGTCGAAGTTGGGCGTTAAGCGCAAGGGCAGGGCGAAGGCACATTATAACACATTAGGATGATATGGATAAGAGTACGAGGTTCTACGAATGGATAGTGCGTGCGGAGCATAGCAATGACACACAGCACTTACAATTGGACAAGCTAACACGGCCACTGCGTGTGGGCAATGTCGCCACGCCAGACAACCTGGACGACATGACCATCGGGCAGATGGTGCAGTTATCCGAGTGCCAAGACGGCCGTGGCATGTTCTACACGATTTGTTCGGTGCTGCTGGGCATGGACAAAAAGGCGGTGGACAACTGCTGGGCGGTCGATATTGTGCGGTTCTGCGGATGGGTGCTGGGACAAGTGCAACGTATAAACGCCTTATTCGACAGCGTGAAGGGTAAGCCAACAGCAGAGGAAGTAAGGGCAGGTGTCGAGCAGTTGAAGTTCGGCGTATTCGGTCTTATCGACTGGTACGCCCTTCGTATGGGCATCACCGACCACGAGGACGTTACAAATGTGCCGTGGGTGAGAGTGTACAAGTGTATGCAGATGGACAATGAGGTGAAGGAGTTTAATAAGAGATTAGCTAAGGAGTACAACAATGGGCATAGAGGATAAGATACGGCAGATAGCCGATGACAAGTTCCCCGAATATTCCTACATATTCGAGGACTGGAATGCAGCGGCAGAGGTGGCGGACAGGGTGCGCCTTCCTGCGATTATCTGCATCCTACCAGTAGGTGGACACTTGAATAGGGCGCACGGCATGTTGCGCGATAGTGAAGACCTTGCTTTGGCATTCGTCGACAAGGTGGCGCGCGATGCCAACGGGTACGATAATGAAGAGGTCTACACGCGCATGAAGGCGGCGGCCGCCAAGTTCTTGCACGAGCTGGACACGTGCCGCCACTTCGAGCCATTGCCCGACAAGGTGAGGTATACGACCATATACGAGAGTGCCAGCGCATACTATACGGGCGTATTCGTTGAGATTACGCTTGAAGAGAGGAGGGGAACATGCCTATAATATTCGAGGATGCTGCGCGCACCATCCTAACCGAGGAGTTGGAGCGGCTAAGGCGCACCATCATAGACCACCATTTCGCGGCAGGCCAGAAGGCCAGCGGCAGGACGGCGGCAAGCATCCGCGCAGTGGTTAACGAGAGTGAAGGCACGTTGTACGGCCGTGCCGCGTTCGATGAGTTGGAAAAAGGCCGCAAACCTGGACCTGCACCAAAGGACTTTTACAAAGTTATACTCCAATGGATGCGCGACAAGGGCATCCAGGGGACGCCGATACCATACACCACGGACAGGCCGCACAAGTACACGCCACAGGAACGCGGCGACCGAACACTGGCGTATTTCATAGCAAAAAAAATACAAAAGGATGGTACGCGGCTATTTCGTGCAGGTGGTCGCACAGACATCTACTCGAATGCTATACCAGACACGACTGCGAGAATAAGAGAACGCATAACGGCTATATTGCGAGTTGAAATAAAAAACATCTACACAAATTCAATTATTGCGAAATGATAACAGAAACAAAGGATGTTATACAGGTGAGGCATCCGGGTATAATCGGAATGGCCTTTAATCCATGCATTATAACTATTAAGAAGATAGAGGGTGTGCGGGATGAGGACTTCTCGGCCACAATAACCATTACCGATGGTGAGCATTCGGAGATAATACAATTGTACGGCTATGCTAATGCAATCTATACAGATGTTAGAGAGTATGTACAATCTTTTTTTGACACGATAAACTTCGAAGATGTGGACTATAATGCACCTCAAAAAACAGGCATGGGAAAAGAGTTAAACTTCCACATCATAGTTAAATACACAGGAGTTGTCCTTGAGATAGAAGACGAGATAGACTTTATGTTTAGTGTTTTTTACGTATGGGGAGCGATGAAGATTGGCGGTAAGGAAGAATATAACAGCCATAGAAGAGTTACTTATTTTCGCGGCTACCCTTTTACGATTGGCTTATTTTCACCAACAAAAAACAACGAACTCGCTATTACTGTAGATGGACAGCCGCCAGCATTACAACAGCTGCCATCTATCGGTGTATGGAATATTCCTATAACATTGGGCATGGATGCGCGGAATGAGATAAAAGCATACTTCACCGCCCCGACCAACTATGTAGTGGTATTTGATAATACATTTGATTTTACCTTTTTGTACCAAAAGGAAGCTAAAGCGCAGTTGTTCACAATTGACGTGAGAGAAGGTTGTGAGAATGGCTATTATCTGCGATGGATAAATCGCCATGGCTTTTATTGTTATTATTTGTTCGAAGGAGGGCCAGAACAAAGTAAAACATCAGCTGATAGCCTTTATATACGCAACAACCTACTGGCCTATGATGCTAGCTACGGTTATCGTGGCAATAACGGACGATTGCAGCAGATGAACAGAGAGGACAGCGTACCAATATTTGCACCACTTGTTAACGCGGAGACTTGGGAGATGCTGCTCGACCTCGTGACAAGTCCAAGTGTTTCATTATTCCAGGGGTGGCGTGATGGTGTGCCACGCTGGATGGCTGTGTCTGTTGTTGCCGGAACGTACTCTTATAGTCGTGCGCCATTACAAGACTTTGTGTGTAATATTGTTCTACCGGAAACTAGTATCCAAAAATTGTAAATGATGAAAGACGATAGATTATATATTGATGGTGAATTAGTAGACATCAATGCGGATACAAAAATTGCGCTGAATATTAGAAGTAATTTATTTCGAAGCGTGTCTGATATGGCACAGAACAGCACACTCTCTATACGGTTGCCCAAAACAGCACGTAATCAACGTATTCTAGGGCATTCGGACCTTGTGCAGAGTGCAGGAGTAGCCACCAGTGCTAACCATAATGTAAGCTACTATCGGAATGGCGTTGAACTTATAAGAGATGGTATTATTACTATCTTGCGTGTTTCAAATACCGCATTTGAACTATCCATGCATTGGGGCTTATCTGGGAAGTTAGAAAGGATGAGCAAGAAAGGGGTCAGCCTTCGAGACTTAAGCAGTTCACACACTATTTTATTTCAAAAAGAAAATGAAATATCGGCTAAAAATCAATTCGAAAGTGTCGGTTTTGGCTATGCTCGTTATACGCCATGGCGCGACCAAGAGGTTAGCATAAGCGAGTGGACGGCCGCTCAAAATATGACATTTCCAAGAGAAGAGAAGGTCACACCGCGCACCGAGTTATTCTTCGGAGGGAGGCGTGGGGATAATGAGCAGAGAAGACGTGCGTACATCCATCCAGTGGTGCGCGTGTCGTGGCTTCTTGAACGAATAAAGCAAGAATACGGAGTAGAATTTAACTTCCTGGGTGACGCCCGCGAATTTATTGATACTCTCGCCATCCCATTAGTTTCCAAAAAATCTAACGCACTTACATTTCAACAAAAATACCATGTCGGATTAGGCCCTACAGAAGAGGATGGTTTTTTAAGGATTAACGCCATCGGCGGTAATAATCTATTCCGCCAAGAAGAGAACGGGCTACTTGCGCTATCAAGTACCGATATTATCTTCGATGTAAGCGGCGGTTGGGAATTCTCGTTACAGGGAATGAGTCCTATTGGAACTAGCGGACATGGTGTCCATGGTGGCAGTTTCTCAAATACAGATGGAACGACCTCTAGAGGATGGCGTGGCGACCGATTTGTCCTGCATAACACATACAAGTTATCTCTAATAATCAAGGGGAGGAAGGAGACACGCGAGTTTACAATTGGGGCGGACACTGATGGTGGTTGGGCTATTGATGTTGAACATGGCTATCGTGATACTTTACGATTTGATTACACAGGGAAAGGGAAGATAAGCGTAGAAGAGGGTGATATTGTGCTATTTTTGTGGAAAAGAAAAGCCATAAATAAATTACGTGATGCTAAGTTTATCGGGGGTACTGTTACAATGACGGCTGCGGAGAGTGACAGCGTTCCATTTAACACGCCCTACCCTATTGACACGAATTTACCTAATATTAAGATATTCGACCTTGTCAAAACATTGGCAGTATTAACTGGCACATTCCCTGTTAAGCGCGAGAGTAATTCGCATTACATACTCTTTAAACCATTCGCGACAATACTATTAAATCGAAATCACGCCCTTGATTGGACTAATAGGCTTATCGCTCAAGGTAATGAGAATAAGCCAAAGGAAATAACATTCCATATCGACAGTTATGCACAGAATAGTTATTACAGATGGAAATCTGATGACACGGTTAAGAATAATTATAACGGGGTTATTCGTATTCCCAACGATACCTTAGAATTGGAGAGTACAATTATTGAACTTCCATTTGCGGCGACCGATGGGGATAATATTCCATTATATGTTCAAAGTGAAGGAACAACAGAGGAGACTGCTAAGCCACCACAATATAAAGCATGCAAGGATAGGATTATGCAGTATAAGACAGACGGCGACGGGTGCATTAGATTGTATTTCAATATGTCCCTACAAAACATTATCGATACTAAGCATACGGTTATCCGCGATGCGCTGAAGGGGGCAAAAATTATTACGGAGAAGATAAGGGTGCGAGATGTGGACTTAGCAAATTTCGATGAGACAAGACCTGTGTATCTCGCACAATATTCCGCTTATTTCGCAGTACTCGAAATTAGGACAGACGATAACGGCCTGGCGGATGTAACTATGTTGAAACTAAACTTTTAGGCGATATGAGTAACGAAGAACAAATGATATTGAATATCCGCGTTAACTACGATGACGCGATAAGGGGTATTGCGAAGTATAAGGCGAAGGTAGCCGAATTGAAAGAGGCGCAAAAAAGGCTGCTAAACGACTACGTAGAAGGCAGAATAACGCAAGACGAGTACGCTACATCATTGGCAGCAGTAAATGAGCAAAGCAAGGCTTACCAGGGAAATATCCGCGAATTGTCTAGGGAGGTGCAGAACAACATCAAGACGGAACGCGAGCAGAACGGCTCACTCCGCGCACTCCGCGCCGAACTGTCCAACGCTACGAAGGAATACGATGCGTTAAGCCGTACGGAGCGCACGGCCGCCAAGGGCGAAAATTTGAAAAAGCACATAAACGACATTACTAACGAGTTGAAGACGGCGGAAGCAGCTACACAACGCTTTCAGCGCAGTGTCGGCAGCTATGAGGACAGCATTAAGAGCGCGTTAGGCGTGAATACAAAATTTGGCTCGTCAATAATGGGGCTGGCCGACAACGGCAAGGGCTTGCAGGGCGTGTTCGTCGGGGCGGCGAACGAGGCTAAGGCGTTCGGCACAACCCTGTTGGGGTTACTATCAAACCCCGTATTTCTTTCCCTGGCTGGCATCGCTGGTGCCGGCGTGGCCTTCAAGTGGTTCTACGACTACAACAAGGGCTTGTTGACAAGTACACGGCTAACGCGTGAGTTCCTGGGCTTGACGGGTGAGAGCCTTAAAGCCGTGCGCGATGAGATACAGGCCACGGCCGACACCTACGGCAAGGACTATAAGGAAACGTTAGAGGCGGTGGACGTGCTGACATCGCAATATGGCTATAATGTAGCGCAGGCCTTGGACATCATTAACAAGGGATTTCAGGCTGGTGCAGACCTTAACGGCGATATGATAGCCAAGATTAAGCAATACGCGCCAGCCTTTCACGATGCGAGTATCAGCGGTGAAGAACTTGTTGGTATCATCCAGCAGACACGCAGCGGCATATTCAGCGACAGCGGCCTTGCCCTCATTCAGATGGCAAGCAAGAAAATTCGTGAGATGGCCACGGCCACGGCTAGCGCACTAGACGGCATCGGCATCAACTCGAAGAAGTTACAGCGCGACCTCGAGACTGGTGCGGTAAGTACGTTTGACGCTATCAAACTCGTTAGTGCGAAATTACGCGAGATACCGCAGAACTCCAATGAGGCAGGCGCGGTGCTTAAGGACGTGTTCGGTAAGCAAGGCGCAAACGCGGGCTTGAAGATGATAGAACAGCTCGATAACATGGAGATAAGTCTTGATAAACTACAGGACGCCACAGGCGGATGGGGTAAGAAGATGAAGGCGCAGAAGGATGCCACTGCGGAACTAAACAAGACTATGTCCGCCTTATTCGATATGAGCGACAAAGGATTTGGCGGCATGATTTCACAGGTCAAATTGTTGTCTACTAAGTGGCTAACGGCCTTGCTTAGGGGCGTTATTGACACGATTAACTACTTCATAGACCTGTATAACGAGAGTACGGCATTCCGCACGTTGGTGCAGTCGCTTGTAGTCAATTTTAAGAACCTGTGGGCAGCGGTCAAGCTGGCCTTTAATCTCATTATTGACGGCGCGAAGAACGTAGGGCGAAGTTTGAAAGCAATAGGGCAGATAATCGAGGGTATTGTGACCTTCTCTGCGGAGAAGATAAAGGCAGGGCAAGATGCGTTGGCCAATAGTTTTGTATCATCATTTAAAGACGGGTTTAAGGATTTCAAAAATTACTTCGTTGAAAACATTGGTAATACCGTCGATGCTGTGAATAGCGTTATAAAAAACAAAAAAATAAACCATATCGAAATACCCACTAACATTGCTAACACGGCTGGCGTTGATACTGAAGAGAAGACCGGCAATAACAGATTTATCGAGAATAAAGGAAAGGAAAAAGGAAAGGAAAAAAAAGTATCATCAGCAGAATTAGCGCGAAAGGAGGCCGAAGAGGTCAGAAAGGCCGAAGACCTGTTAACGCAGATTATCGAGCAGACAGCCGAACAGCGCAGGCAGATTATAGCAGTGCAGTATGACCGACAGATTGAAGACCTTAAGCGGAGACTTGAAACAGAGAAAGGATTAACAACTAGAGCGCGCGAGGCGATGAACGCGCAGATAATTCTACTGGAAGAGGTCAAGCAAAAAAGGCTTACGGAGTTCGACGACAAGATAAACGAGGAGCGGATAAAGCGTGAACAGACCTACATACAGAATATGCTTGCAAGCGTAGAGAAAGAAACGCAAGAGGAATACAACTACCGCATTAAGGCCATTAATGATGCCTATAAGCTGGAACAGGCGGAAATACAGCGGATGGTAATATCCGAGGAAGAGAAGACCGCTCTACTGGCATCGGTGAACGAAAAATATTACAAGCAAGAGCAAGACGCATACAAGGAATATAATAACCATCTGCTAGACGAGCAGAAGAAAGCTGTCGAGGACCGCTTCAAACAAAAAATGCTTGAAACAGAAATTGCCGGTGGTGAGAATGTAGAGATTGAACTATTGCGTATTCAGATAGAACAGCGTAAGGCTTTGTTAGATGACGCGCAGCAGCGTGAGGGCGAAGCCTTAGAAGAGTTTAATTTACGCAAATTACAAATGGAACGCGATTATCAAGCATCACGACAAGAACTGGCTGAAAAAGAAATTGAGGTTGAGGCCGCTAAAGCTCAAGCCATTAGTGGTATAATTTCTGGAGTGCAGAATGTCGCAGAACAATTTGGCGAAAATAGTAAGTCGCTGGCTGTCCTCTCAAAAATGATAGCATTAGCGCAGATAGCAATCGAGACTGGTGTAGCCATCGCCAAGATGACAGCCGCAGAGAGCGGTAAGGGTGTTATAGGTCTAGCCACGATGGCAGCAGGTATAGCAGGTATATTAGCCAATGTGGCCACCGCAATTAAGACTGTCAAATCAGCCAAATTCGCTCGCGGTGGTTACGTTAGTGGCCCTGGTAGTGGTACTTCTGACAGCATTAGCGCACGGTTATCAAACGGCGAGAGTGTACTCACGGCTGCAGCTACAAGTATGTTCTCCCCTGCCCTTTCCGCATTCAACCAAATCGGAGGCGGTGTTCCTATTGTAGGACAAAATAGCGCAAGTCCACAGATTGGCGAAGAATTCCTAGCACGTGCGGTAGCTAAGGGGATGATGATGGCGCCACAACCAGTGGTGAGTGTTGAGGAGATAACGGCAGCACAGGGAAGAGTTAAAACAATAGAACGATTAGCCACATTAAACTAGAATATATGACGCAGTACGAGTTGTTGAACGCAGCGGAGAGCATGGTCCGAATAATGGCAGATAACGGTATCAAGGCCGAAGATGTACACTATTTGTCTCTTTACGCAGATTGGCTGCGGTTAAGGAGTGAAGGGCATAAAGTCGAATATATCGCTTATTACCTTAGTGAGCGGTACGAATGCAACCGAGCTACGGTCTACCGCGTAGTTAAGCGCATGGCACGGCAGATATAAGTTCATTTTGTTTTTATTTTGGTTTTACTCAGTGGGGCGGTTGGTCTGTGAAGACTGGCCGCCCCTTTTGTCGCATAAACCGCGAGTTGTGTTGAAAGGCTTGTAAGCGGTTCGCTTACAAATGTAAAGTACCTTTGTACAATAATTCATTTTTTTGTTTATGGCAGTTTTAAAAATTCGTAGCGACATACAGACCCAGGATGAGAAAGAGCTCCTCGAATTGTGGGGAATGACTGGTGGCGTAACATATAACGATATTGCGGACTTCTGCGATAATATCCCCGAAGACGACAATACCATTGACGTATATCTTCATTGTAACGGCGGTTCTGTGATTGAAGGCTGGGGAATGTACGACCGATTGCGCGCGACAGGTAAGGAGATTACTTGCATTGTGGAAGGTAAGGCCGCATCAATGGCCACTATCTTACTTATGGCCGCACCAAAGGAGCGGCGCAAGGCATATAAGAACGCATCGTTGTGCGTGCATAACCCTTGGCTGCCGAATTGGGCATTGGACTACGCCGTTACGGCCGACGACCTGGAAAAGGCGGCTAAGGAGTTGCGCGAGAGCCAGGACAAGATGCTGGACTTATACGTAGAGCGGTGTGGCTGTGACCGCGAGGAAATGCAGGCATTGATGAACGAAGACAAGTACATCGATACGGACAAGGCTATGGAAATGGGGCTTATCGGCAGTGTTATCGCGCCAATAAGTGCATCGAAAATCGACAATAATTTTATTAACAAAAAGCAAAAGAAAATGGCAGAAGACAAAAGCAAGAAGGTGGAAGTGAAAGCATCCATCGTTGACCGCGTGCTGGCTAAGCTTGGAATTAAGAGCCTTAGCGAGTTGGAGTGTGGTATGGACTTGTCCACCACGGACGGCCAAACGCTCACCATCGAGCGCGAGGAGGGAGACCCGCAGGTGGGCGATAAGGCCAGCCCAGACGGAACGCACAACATGCCTGACGGCAAGACCATCATCGTAAAGGACGGCGTAATAACCGAAATTACGGACGGCGGAACGTCAAGCCCAGACCCCAAAGGAGGAATGGAAGACGCGCAGCGTATCGCTGAACTGGAAGGCGAGGTCGAGGAGTTAAAGAAGAGAATTGAAGAGTTGGAACAGGCCAAGGCACAGGCGTTGGCCAACGCGAAGACGGCCGACGATTTGCGCATCCTCAATGCTGTTAAAATCGCAGGAGGTGAGAAGGCGTTGGCGAAGATTTCTAGTGGTTACGTACCGCCCAGGCGTGAGCCGAGCGGAAAGAACGCATCCGAGAAGGGCGACAAGGACGACTGGGCTACCGTTATGGAGGCCAAGAAGGCCGCCATCCGCGACAAGTACAAGAGAAAAGGTACTAACTAAAAAAAAGAAAGGAGAAATAAAATGGCAAAACAACTATCTAGTATCGTCATGAACTCCGTCAATGTCGAGAACTTGAGGGAGCTTATCCTGTACAGCATCGACCAGGACGAGAATTTCGGCGATTACATCGCTCTCAAGAAAGTGAACCACGGCGACCCGATAGGCTTTATCGGTGACATGAACGCCATTGGTAAGAAGGGCTCAGGGTGTGACCCCGTGTTTGACGACATCAGCATAAAGAACGGCTTGAAACGCTGGGCGTTAGGCAACTGGCAAGCACCGATGAAGCTGTGTTATGAGGACCTTGTAAATACTGTTGCCGAGTATTGCCTGCGTAAAGGTACGGACATCGCCGACATTACTGAGGTGGACTTCACAACCGATATTCTGTTGCCACGCATCGACAGGGCATTAAAGCAGATGATTTGGCGTCTTGGTTGGTTTGGCGACACGGACGCTAAGACCATCGCCAACGGTGGAACGCTAACCAACGGCACAGACACATCGCTGTTCACTACATGTGACGGCCTTTGGAAACGCATTTTTGCGCAATGTGCCACTAGTTCTAAGCAGTTGACGGCCATCGCAGCCAACACCAAGACCACGGCGACCGACCAAAAGGCGGAAATGCTCAAAAAGGGCGTGGCTACCGATTTGGTTGACACAATTCTTATGAATGCGGACAGCCGAATTATCGATGACCCCGACTCTATGCTTTTCATGACACGCGCGATGGCTGACGCCCTGGCGTATGACTTGAAGAAGGTGCATAACCTCATCATGCCGTGGGAGAAGGTCTTCGACGGCGTAGAAGTGTCTAAGTACGGCGGTGTCAAGATTGCACGCGTGTCAATCTTCGACCGCATTATTAACGCGTATGAGAATACTGGCACTAAGCTGAACAAGCCGTACCGCGCAGTATTCGCGAATAAGGAGCAGCTAATGGTTGGGTGTCCAGCAGACAATATCATTAGCACGCCTAGCGTGTGGTATGAGAACAAGGAGCGTCGCTTGTACATCGACATCCAAGGCAAGCTAGGCACTAGCCTGCTCGAAGACGATATGTTCCACGCGGCATACTAAACAAGAAAGGAGGTTATTATGGCAGGAATATGCGACAGCCTAATCAGTAAGGCGATAGCCATCGATTGTGAAAACCCTATTGTCAAGGGAATGGAGGCGGATGCCATCATCTGTAACCGCGGTGACGTAGACTTCGCGCAATGTATCTTTGACCCCGACAACAAGAATATTCTTAAGACTTTCGTGTTGAAAAGTGGCAAGAAGGGTTTTGCGGTTGCCCAAATGGGCCAGAAGCCGTTCAGTGGCGCAAAAACAAACATGGTGGCTGGGACGTATCGCAACACGTTCACGAATGAGATACCAATCGCGGTACTCGACAATGGACCAGAGGTTGCGCAGAACATTATTGACGGACTGGCTAACGGATCGTTTGTTTTGATTACTAAGAACGTTCATAAGGGCGCAGGCGGTAAAGCGGAGTACCAAGTGTACGGCTACTTCCAAGGCTTGCGCGCCAGTGCGATCGACAATGAGAAGTATAGCGAAGATACGGACGGCGGATGGCTCGTGACCTTGCAGGAGACTAGCGTGCCGAAGTCGGCCCTGTTCTATTTCAACACCGACAGCAGCACCACGGCTACCGCGTTCGGCGCACTCATCAAGTAGTAAGAGATTATGACCATTGAGGACGCTATAATGTTGGTTGACGAGTTGAGGGGGCGTTTCGATGCCCCCTTCAACCAAGCCGACAAGGATGCGATAGAACGCACATACAAGGCCGTTATCGGCCGTACGTTCGTGCAGACATCGTGCCAGCAGTGCTATCACGATGCTGTTATAGAAATTTATCATCACATTAAAAAATACGGAAAAATGGCAGAAGTAAAGAAGTATAACTTGAAGGCGGGCGCAATAATCAATTGTCCGAACTTCCAAGAGGGCAAGGTGTTCTCGAATGAGAACCTCACGGACGCAGTAGCCGCCGCGTACTTGGAGGAATACCCCGACCAAGTGGGGCTATTCGAAACGTATGAACCACAAGCCCAAGAGGAAACCAACGACGAGAACGACGGCGCAAAGGGAAACAAGGGTAAGAAGTAACCAAGAGGAAGGGTGAGACTATGAATGTAAAGAGTGCTAAGAAACCGCAGCGACGCTTTGACAACAGCTATATAAGGCAATACAATCTGCAAGGGTATGGACATGATAACCTATATCCGCAGAACATCATGGCCATTATCGCTGCATCAGGTACAGCGCAACTGTGCCTGTCGCGCTATGAGAAGTTTGTCGAGGGGTTCGGCCTAAACGACGAGAATTTATCGGCTATGGTCATCAGCCGTGACGGCTCGACTATGGACGACCTATTGCGCGCGGTGGCTAAGGACTTAACCACATTCGCAGGTCTCGCCCTTCACGTTAATTACAATGTTCTGGGTCAGATAACGGAAGTAAACCACATACCATTCGAGCTGTGCAGGCTCGAAGAAACCGACAGCGCAGGCAATGTGGCGCACATCCTCGTGCATTGCGACTGGCAGGGGAGGAAGACGCGTAATGGGCGACCGCAACTTGTCAACGAGAAGAATATCACGCGTTTCAACACCTTCAACCCCGACCCCATTGTGGTGCAGGCACAGATAGCGACAGCAGGAGGGATAGACGGCTATAAGGGGCAAGTGCTATGGCTGTCGATGGACGGCAAGTGGCAATACCCCACGCCGATATACGACAGCGTTATAACCGAGATTTCAACCGATGAAGGCCTGGGCAATGTGAAGTACCGCAATGTGCGTAATAACTTCCTAATCTCGTGCATGCTCATCGCCAAGAAAGGCGTACCTCATATCGTTACCACAACTAACGAGAGAGGCGAGGAAGTGAAGGTGGAGGAAGAACGGCAGATGATTGACGATGAAGACTTGAAGAACTTCCAAGGCGACACACGCGGATCTAAAATATTATATGTTGAGTTGGAGAATGACGAGGATAAGCCAGAAGTTGTGCCTTTCCCTGTGCGCAATTATGACAAGGAGTTCAACGTTACAGAGGCCAGCGTAACAGAACGTATATACTCGCAATTCCATCAGGAGATATTCCACGCGATACGCATCGGTAAGCTTGGGTTCAGCGGTGACGTGATGCGCGATGCGTACGAATATTATGCAGGCGAGGTGACCACAGAGCAGCGGTTTATCGAGCGCGCATTAACGAGCGTATTCGCCAATTGGCACGATAAGGCTATATCGCGCAACTTCTCAATAAGGCCACTGAAATACATCAACTCGCAATCTAACGACAAGGGAAATGGCGAATAAACACATACTCACGGCCGACAAGTTCAGGGAACTGGCGCGGCCGACGTCTAGGCACATCGAGGAGCAGGACGTTAATGCATTCATTCGCGAATGCGAGGACATGCAAATAATTCCAGCAATCGGGTTAAGGCTATTCAAGAGACTACTTGACCCCGACACGTTGGGGGAAAAAGAAAAAACGCTACTCGTAGGCGGTGAGTACGAGCATAACGGCGTATTGCGGAAGTGCGCAGGCATCGAGATAGCCCTAGCTTACTTCGTTTATGCGAAGATGAGCATTGCGGACGGCGGAATGCTCACGCGCACGGGAATGATGCAGCACCGAGATAGCTACGCCGACAGGGAAGACAATAAGAACAAGATACGCAGGTATGACGAGGCGATGAATGTGGCCGAGAGCTATCTCTCCTCGTGCCTGGCATACATAAACACATGGGATGCCGACAAGTGCAGCCGTGGTGGGCGCAAAGTGTACGGCAGCCGAGTAAGAATACACGCAATAGGAGATTAGGCATGGCGACAATCAACGACTTACGCAATAAGGCGAACGCGATAGCAGGCGCAACGCAGGCTGGTGAGAATACCGCGCAGAGGGTTGGCGGCGCATTTCAGGACGCGGCCGACCTCATAGAACAGCTTTTGAACAAGAGCGGCGAAGACAGCCGCGTGACGAAGATACTGCAAGACTTGAACACCTTGCAGGCGGCCATCAATGCAGAGGCCACCAGCCGCGCGAACGGCGATACGGCGATTAAGGACATCATCACGACAACGAACGGAGTTCTCGACAACCTTAAAACAGCGGTTGACAGGATGAAGTCTGGCGGCCAGACGTCGGCCATCGACAGCTTGGACGAAGTAATATCGTTTCTCGAAGGAATTACCGATGAGAACCGATTGAAGACCATGCTCAACGGCATACGTGAGCGCGTTACGGCACTTGAACAAAAGCAGGGTATCGGAGGTAACGTCTACAACGCCACGGCTAAGCATTTGACATCATACGGCGACTTTATGGGCGCGGTTGACGAAGTGCCGAAGAAAGAACGAGTTAACGGCCTTATAGTCACCGCTCAAATCGGTTTGGAATGGCAGACAAAGCAATTTATCGGCACAACCCCAATGGACGACACAGACTGGGCTAATCCAGCTAGTTGGCGCACATTTGGCGACACTGGCGGCGTCAAGGAGATAGAGTATATCCGCGGCACGGACACGGCTATATTAAAGCCGAACAAGGCTGGCCGTGTGCAGCTGAATGTACCTACAATCCAGGTTGACGAAACGATAACGCCAGGCGGAACAAACCCCGTACAGGGCAAGGCCATCGCCGCGGCATTGGCCAACATTAACCCAGGCAAGAAGTTACGCCTCAACACCATTGAGAACGGCAATGACAAGGCATTCTCAATATCACTCCTGGACGAGAACGACGAAGAATTGTCCACAACTGAACAATTCAGTGGCGGAGGTGGCGGCGGCAGCGTGGCGGCCACGAAAATAGTATTGGAGCGTATCACTGGCAGTCTTACCACTAAGGTAGGCGCAGAAGCTAAACTACAATTTAGGTACGACCATATCGACACTTCAACGAACGGCAGCACAGGGACACCAGCTGTTGCAGAGATTACCATTATCCGCGGTGCAAATGTGAATATTATCACTATGCAATTACAGGCAGGAAGTATTCATACGATTGACGCCACGAGGTACATCGGCGTAGGGTCCAACACCATACGCATGAAGGTGACGGCAGGAGAGGAGGAGAACAAGCAGGTCAGTTCGCTCACATGGACGGTCACGGCCGTACAGCTCACGCTTGCGTCAAGCTTTGACATCGCCACAGACATAACGCGCGGCGACCGCGTGAGCGTGCCATTCGCACTTACGGGCAGCGGACAGAAGACACTGCGCTGTTTCGTCGACGGCATCGACACGGAAGACCGCACCATCAACGCCAGCAGTGCCAACGGCGCGTTTAGTGTAGACACGTCAAGGATGGGGCATGGCAGCCACGGCGTTGCGTTGGTGGCCGAATTGGAGCTGCCTAGCGGACTGATAAAGAGTAACGTCATATACTTCGACATCGCGGTGCGTGAGAACGGTAATGACAAGCCGATTGTGGCGGCACGGTTTGACTACACCGATGGTTCGGGTTATACTGGCAGCCCCGACGGCGGCAGCCGCCCCTACATCGAAGTGCCGAAGTTCGGCCGCTATAAGTTGCCTTACGCCGTATGGGGCGCAGGCGGCAAGCCCGTTACCATTACCGAAGGAACGCAGGTCGTTTCGTCGCGGCACCTCGACTTCGTGCGCGTGGAGTATTCGAACACCGCCACGACAGACTGGGAAACGCTGTGTAAGGTTACGTGCGGCAATACCACATACACGTACGGCCTGCGTGTCGGGGCATCGCAACTGAACATAACCGAGCCTACCGACAACATGGCGTTAAAGCTAAACGCGGCAGGCAGGAGCAACGAGGACACCAACCGCGAGGAGTGGAAGTACAAGAACGTGACCACCAAGCTAAGCGGTTTCAAATGGGGCGGTGACGGCTGGATGGGCGGTGCGCTGCACCTAACAGGCAGGGCGCGCGCTAGCGTAAGTTACAAGCCGCTGGCTACCGATGCAATGGCGTTCAGCATCCGCCTGCGCGTTACGGACGTGGTGGACGACGATGCGGTAATAGTGCGCTGCCTTGACGGGGCTAACCACGGCTTTGAGATAACCACGCAGGAGGCGCGGTTCGTCAGTGCAGGCGGCGCGGAGGTGGCTCGAAAATTCGCCACAGGCGAGATATACAACATCGGGTTCGTGAGCTATCCTGCCGTTAAGGCGGACAGCACGCAGGACGAGCGTGTCAACGCCAATATGATGTACGTCTTCATCAACGGCGAGAACGTGGGCGGCGTGCAGAAAGAGGGCGGCGACAGCGTAAGGCAGGCCATCCCTGCAAATATCGTCATCGGTTCGGACAAGTGCCACGTGGAGGTGTTCTCCATGCGCGGATACACCAACTACCTGACCGCCGAACAGATGCGCACGGCCGATATGCTCGACCGCGGGAACGTTGAGGAGCTGATGCGCGAATATGTGGCGAATGACATTCTCAACGAACAGGGCAACGTTAGTCCGTCTAAGGCGAAACTGCCTTACGTAATCGTGACGGGTAAGGCCGACAACGGCAACCCCACGATGCTGCAAGCCGCCATCAACAACAACAAGAAAACGAAGTACCCCGTGGACGGCTGGTTGTTCATTGACCCGAACGACCCCACGCGCAACTTCCGCGTGGTAGGTGGACACATCAGGCTACAAGGCACTTCATCCTTGGCATATCCCACAAAGAACTACCGCCTCTACTCAAAGAAAGCGGACAAGGCAAGCGTTACGGAGGTCACCCCCGAAATTTGGCAAGGGTGTGACGCGCAGGGGCGCGGCGGCACTAAGCTGTCCAAGCCTAAGATTGGCATCTTCGCAGGCAGCGGCGGCAAGAAGAGCGCGGCCGTTGATTGCTGGTGTCCCAAGGCCGACTACGCAGAGAGTAGCGGCACGCACAACACGGGCGCGGCAAGGCTGTTCAACGACACGCTGAAAGCGGCAGGCTACCTAACACCTGCACAGAAGTACGCAAGCGGCTACGACAAGGATATACGCACGACTGTCGATGGTTTCCCATGCCTGCTGTTCTACCGGGCCACGGAGGACGACGAGTCTATATTCCTGGGCAAGTTCAACCTCAACAACGACAAGAGTACCGAGGAGGTGTTTGGGTTCAGAGACATACCAGGCTATCACGATGCCGAGTGGGTACGTACATTGTTCGGCGGAAAGAACCCCACCGAGTGTTGGGAGTTCCTCAATAACGACTACCTTATGGGCCGTTTCCTCGATGCCGACTTCGACGTCAAGGACACGGACGGCACGCCTAAGTGGTTGAAGGTCTTCGAGGCGCGTTTCCCCGACGATGATGCGCTCAATGCGGAGTATAAGGCAGGTAAAAAGAAACCCAAGTACTTGCAGGCGGTTGTTGAGTGGATAAAGTCTACCAAGGACAATCCGCAGAAGTTCACCAATGAGTTGGCAAATTACTTCAATGTGCCGTACCTGTGCGCCTATTACATGCTGACCGACATCAACGGATGCGTAGACCAGCGCGTGAAGAACATGATGTTGTGTTTCTTTTACGACCCGAACGCTAGCGACCACCCTGTAATGGGTAAGATGCGCGGCTACTTCATATTCTACGACAACGATACAATCAACGGACTGCGTAATGACGGCCGCAACAAATACCCGTGGTGGATGGATGAGAACACGCTTGACGAGGAGTTAAGTGTTGGCGGCCGCAGGGTGTACGCCTATGCAGGACATGACAGCGTGCTGTGGAACAACCTGCGCACGCAATTCGGAGACGAACTGCAAGATGCGTACAGGAAGTTGCGCGCAAAGATGAGCGATGAACTCATATACAGGTACTTCGACAAGGAACAGGCCGACATGTTCTGCACAAGGCTGTACAACCTCGACGGCGAAATGAAGTACGTGCGCGCCAAGACGATAGGCGTCGGCGGTAAGACGTATTCGTTCTTAGAGAGTATGCAGGGCAGCCGCAGGGCGCACCGCCGTTGGTGGTTGAGAAACCGCCTTGCCCTGTTCGATGCACGATACCGCACTGGCAACTATACGCGTACCGACTTAGCATTTAAAGGCAATTCAGCAGCAGGCGCGACAATCCGTGCATGGAGCGGCCGTGACTGGTATATGTCATTCGTGCGCGAGGGTTCGGAACTTATTCATAAGAAAGTGGCCAAGGGTGAGGAGTTCAGTTACACGTATGGCGAAACGGCCAATATCGGCACTATCTTCCACCTGTACGGCTGTGAGCATGCCAGCAAGGTAGACCTTAGCGAATGGGGCGGCTTTACAGATCTTACGCTACCGACATTGCCAAGGCTCGAAACGCTCGTGTTGGGGCGTGATGGCAAGGAATATGCCCTTACCGAGTTGGCGTTGGGAAATAAGCTGCCGATGTTGAAGTTGCTAGACATGCGCAACTACACGGGATTGTCGGGCATTGACCTAAGCGGCTGCAACCTATTGGAGGAGGTGAACGCAAGCGGATGCACGGCCTTATCGTCAATGACGCTAGCAGAAGGTAGTCCAATTCGGAAGTTGGTATTGCCCAATAATTTCTCTAATTTGTCGCTTCGTTCACTTCATGACCTAACACGCGCAGGATTGGAATTTGCCAATATCGGCGCATTGCAATCTATCCGCATAGAGAATTGCGCAGGGCTTGACGCTGTGGCTATTGTCAAGGAGGCATTGACGGCTGGTGCGAATGTGAAGTGGCTAAGGTTGCGCGCCAACATGGTAGGTGACGGCCAAGACTTATTGCAGTGGATGCACGCCGGCATCGGAGGTATGACGCCAAGTGGAGAACCAAGACCAAACAGAGGAGGTGTGATGGGTAAGTACCAGCTAACAAATTATATGGCTAAGGACGAGTACAACGCGCTTGTAGCATATTACGATGGCTTGGAAATTAGACAACCCGAATATACCATTATCGAACTGACAGACGCTGTACAGCGTGGCGGACAGTGGGTAGAGGTGAGTAGCGATGCCAACGTGAGCAACCACGACAACAAGACAGGTTTATTGTATAACAACACATACCGCCCCAGCGGACACGTGCAGGCCATACTCGATGCGCGTCACCGTGTATTGGCTAAGATGACAACTTTCGATACGTTAGACCCATCTGTTAATGAGATGACGTATTGTCAACTAGATGATGCAGATAGCAACTACTTTCACGATGGGACACCAGCCGTACTTGATGGTAGCATGGGAGAGGTTTTTGTTACTAATCCGCACTTCTGGTACAAGGGCGTTAACGATTATTTCGGAAGAAAAAATATTATTGCGTGGAGCAGCAATAAGGAACGACCAAGCGTTGCGCCACATAAGACCATCAATCTAGATGCCATTAAGGCAGCAGCGGACTATGAAGATGGTAAGGAAGTATTCGTAAGTAGTGATAATGTATTACGCAAGATATTGGCTAATTATGCGGTGTGTACTATTGACGTGGAGGGCTGGAAGCGTGTACGCTTTTGCACCGCACCAACGCGTACAAATGTATTCCTAGATGCTAATGGGCGAAGGGTAGGAGAAGTTATTACGACCAGTGACGAAGATTTTGATGCAGGAATGTATGTTGTTGTTGATGTGCCAGCCAACGCCGTTAAACTATCATTCACAATCTGTAATGTGGCTGTGTGGTCGGACGTTGTGTTGACCAATAGCACAGAACTTGTAGACATTGAGCCTGACTGGGTGGAGCATACGCCGAGACTGGTTAGCGCGGTTAGACCTACAGAGGTAGCAGGTAAGCCACGCTGTGTAATGAATGGTGGAGCGCCTACCGCAGGTAATATCTCAACGCTTAACGCTAATGCTACTCTAGTTGGTAAGCGTGCGTTACGCTCTACTGAATATTGGGTTTTAATTGTGGGCTTGTTTGTTTCAAAATATGGCAGGAGGAATGCATCCGCTAGATGTGGAGTAGCAGGATATGCGCAACAGAAGAACGGAATAAATAAAGATGCTGGGATGCGTGACACCTTTATTCAGGGTGGTATTATTAAGTACACACGCAAGAATGGTGAAGAGGCGACGACCAATAATACAAGTTTGTTAGGATACGAGAATTGCCCTACCTACTCAATAGAAGCATTTGCAGACGGCGACCGCATTGTTTTAAACCAATATGCAAGCGTGCCACATTCGGAATGGACAATTGAAACACCATCAGGCCAAGCAGAACGGTATCTACTCTTAAGAACATATCCTGAAGCAAGTTATCTCCGTAGGAGTTGGTGGGGTAAACATCTCAATGTAACTAAGGTCGGTACAGGTAACGCCACTGGAAGTACGTACTGGAGTTCTGTATCAAGTCTAAAGATAACATACCCATGTATCTGTAATGGCAATAATGGAACACTGGCTAACATTGCATCTACGAATAGCATATTAGCAGGTTGGTCTGGTTCTATTCGTTACGTCTTTTCTAACAAGATGAGAGAAGAAAAACTACCAATTGAGTTCATGAAACTGAAAGATAAAATCTTTGACGTATGATTAATAAAGAACAGCTAGGGGGCAATGCCCAAAGAATAGA